AGAACTACAGAAATGGTTAAAGGAAAATCCTGAATGGCAGAAGAAACTGGATGACTACCTAGAACCTGACCTACAGTACTGGGATCAAGTCAAAGGACAAGATTAATGTATGCTTTTTGTATCTCGACTCTTGTTGACATAACCAACAACGGAAATCTAAAAAAGTCCTTTCCTTTCAAAACCAACAGCGGAGATCTTGTGCATGATTCTCATTCTTTGGCCATAGCAAAAAATCAGAACAGCAACTTCAACACCTTGGTTCAGTTGCTACAGGTCCGAGGAAACATCTCATGGGATATTTTACCAGAAAGAATGGACAAGATTGTCAACAACACCATGTTTGGGTCTCATTACACTGGTGAGGCAAGGATTTGGTCATTCATGTGGGAAACTGAACAAGCGGATGTCTACAAACAAGACGACAATGCTGTGGGTCAACTAATAAACGATTTTGACAATGTGCCGATTGTGAATTTTTGCAAAGAAACAATTACATTTCCTTCTTCTGCTTTTATAACCAAAGACCCACAATTCAAAAACACGCTGTTTTCATACATGGGCGAGCAGACTAAATAAATGCATATTAAGGCACACCAGGCACACCCAGGCACTATCCCAAACAAAAAATAAAGGAAGTAAAATGAGTAATACTACTGAACTCGAAAAACAGAACCTGGAAGCACACGTTGACCTTTGCTCGGAAAGATATAAAGGCCTACATGATAGACTAACGGCCATCGAACAGAGCCTGCAGAGAATAAATTTAGATCTAACAAACGGACACAAAAACACCAGCAAGACTTTGATTGCCACAGCAGGTACAGTGATAGCAGGATTGCTATCTACCATAGTCGTAATTCTCCTGAAGATGCCAGGTTAAAAAGATCACACAAAAAATGTTTATAAAATTATCACGATATGCTCGTGTCTATGTTTCACAAGAACAATTAGGCTTTATAGCAAAATATCAATCCAGGTTTCCAATACTGCACAGTAAAATAGATCTAGACGATGTCAATACCGCCCAGATTTTGTCAGCCAAAGGAATTCTGGTAAGGAAGAAATTAGATGACAACACGTTATACAATTTAAATAAGTCTATAAGGGTTGATAGAAATGCACAAAAAGACAGAACTGGAAAGGCAAATAAAGGCCTATAATCTACAGTCCAAACTGGCTTACCTGGCCAAGAAGGACGAAGAACGCAGACCTTTCAGGCATTTACCAAAACAATTTTCCAAAGGTATACTGATAGGCAACATTGCCATTGTGCCAAAAAAAATGGATTCAACACGATTCGTCTACATAATCGCTGACATGGTAGATGCCAGAATCATACACAAGGACATATGCTTGAAACAAACCGCCATCCTTTTGGCACACTATCTAGCAGATGGCAGAAATCCTCCGGAGGAAATACGCAAAATGGACGATCATTTTGCTTCTAAAATTTTTGAGATCAAGAACTTTAAGAGATTTTTGCGAATGGCACAGCAAGACGGTGACGACAGCAACGAATTCATATATGAAAACAAACTAAGGGAGACCAATAGGCTAGCAGACACAATTAAACACCGTATTCAATCTCATTTTGATAGCACCTTCCGTATCAACTCTACTAAATAATAGTATGCACAGCACAGAATTTACAAAACCAGTAACCACAGAAACACTTCTCAAAGCATTTGAATCACGCTTTGGACAAACCATTAGATTAGAAGGCATGGACAAGGGCCAATTAGAGGATGTGGCCAACCATATCAGGACCAAGATACACACCTTGACAGACAACATGCATTTTGGACACGAATTAAAAAACAACGAATATCAAAAGAATCAGGCAATGCTAGACGTTGTGAATCAAGCAATCAAAGAGTACAACACAATGTCTATGGGAGCAGGTTCTAAAATGTCACAGCAACAAAAAATGCAGTTGACCAAAAAATTACAACAAAATCCAAACCTTACCCGACCCGAAAAAGAAAAAGTTATTGGTGATTTGATGACCGACAGTGAACAGGTCAAAGAAGGTGTTGAAGAGCAATCAGAATTAATTTTAGCGGCCAAGGACATGATGGACAAAGTCACAGGTTACTTGGAAGATCTAGCATCAATGAAAACAGAGGGAATGTTAGAACTAGCAGACAGAATCAGAGACGAGATGGGTGCTGACAAGGCAGACGCATTTCTACAAAAAATCCAACCAGCGATTGAACAGGCGGAAGCCACTTTAACGACAACCAGGCAAGAACTGGACAACGGTGTAAGAATATTGACCGGAGAAGAAGTAGCATCAGACCCAATGGGCGCCGATGACACGATGGACATGGACACAGATCTAGACTCACTGGACTCAGAAACCGATGACACAGAGACAGATGAGTTTGGAGCCTCTGATGCCGAAGCCGGCGGAACAGAACCGGAAGGCAGAGAGCAACGAGAATCCAAAGAAGTATTTGAGACAACTTCAAGACTTATCACAAAACTAGCGGGGAAGTAATCCCGTGAGATTTGTCGAATTTCAAGACAGCAAAACAGTAGAACTACAAGCGGCAGTGATCAACACGCTGACCAATATCAGAGGCGATGCCGATGATTCCGATCAGACCACTGAGATAAGTTTTAATGCCCTGATCCAGATAATGAAAAACACAGGCTACCCGCAGTTCAATTACAGTCTTTTCAAATCAATGTATGACTCTTCTGATGCACTTAAGAGTGTAGTTGACGACTTTGACCAAGAAAAGATAGTGTTGAAAACAGAGAAAGAAATGGCCAAAGACGAACCCATGGACTATGATGATACTGGTTCCACGGATGTGGTAAAGAAAATGGCCAAGTCGGCCTTGAAAAAAAGAACTCGATAGTATATAATTTTCTATAGTGAAAATATCCAAAGAAGTTTTAGAAAGTAAAAACATAAAGTTATCGGCCAAATATCCCTATGACGATATAAAACGCGTGACCAATCAAGGCCGCAGGCACTACGCCACTCCGGATGGCAGACAAGTGCCCAGTGTGACCACTGTGTTGAGTGCTACAAAAGATATGACGCACCTACACGCATGGCGCAAGAGGATAGGAGAGGCCAAAGCACAACAGATAACCACGGAGAGTGCCAACATAGGAACAGTGATGCACCGTAGCCTAGAGAAGCATGTGAAAGGTGAGGACAGGACGCCTGGGTCGAATCTCATACAGCAGAAGGCACACAAGATGGCCAATGTAATCATCGAACACGGTCTCAAAGATGTCAACGAGGTATGGGGATCAGAGGTGTCGCTGTACTATCCGGAACTGTACGCGGGCACTACGGACCTTGTGGGCGAGTTAGATGGAGTACCACATATCTTTGATTTTAAACAGGCAAGAAAGTTGAAGAAAAAAGAATGGGTAGAAGACTATTTCCTGCAACTCACAGCCTATTCCGAAGCGCACAACAAGTTGTTTGACACAAAAATTAAATCAGGACGCATCTTTATCTGCACTCAGGCAAACGAATACCAAACCTTTGAAATAGACGATTATGTCAAATGGTCCGATCGTTGGTATAGGCGATTAGAGCAATACTATAAGTCCGTTCTTTAATATAAATACTGTAAATGTTTAACAAAATTTACGGAGTTTATTAATCGTGGCCGTCGTGCAAATCTCGAGGATTCAAAATAGAAGAGGTCTTTCCACCGATCTACCACAACTAGCGGCCGGCGAACTGGGGTGGGTAGTCGACGAACAAAGGCTTTACATCGGAAACGGAACTGTGGCGGATGGTGCACCAGCAGTGGGCAACACCGAAATAATCACATCGGGATCAAGCAGTTTTACAACAGCATTAAATTACGTGTACAAGGGTTACCTTGGTGATTCCACACCGGTACAAACAGGTAGCACGGGAGATTTCACACGTACTGTTCAGCAAAGGTTAGACGATTATGTTTCCGTCAAGTCGTTTGGTGCTCTGGGAGATGATTCCACCAATGACACAGCGGCCATACAAAGAGCCATCGATGAATTATATTCAGACACAGATGAGAGCGACACTCGATCGCACAGAAAATTATATTTTCCTGCCGGGGTGTACAGAACAAATGACACAATAACCATTCCAAGATACGCACACATCGTTGGCGAAGGTCCAGACAAGTCTGTGATTAGGCAGTCCGGAGGAAATGGTCCTGTGGCTGTGACAGAGGATCTATCAGGAAACACATTTGACACAGGCGGTATATCTGGCTCAAGTTTTCCAACACAAATACAAATTTCAAACATCACTCTTAAGAATGCGGAGGCCTATGGAGCAATTTCTTTAGACAATGCTACGAAAGTTTATTTTAATAATTGTAAATTTCAAGGAACTTATGCTTCGGGTGGATCGGACAATGCCAATTCAAAAGCAATAACTGTGAGATCTACTGATGCTCTAAAATGTTCAAACATTTATTTCAATCAATGCCAATTTACAAAATTTGCTAGACTAGTTGATTTTAGTTTTGACGTGACCAACGTCAGGTTCACAGACTGTGATTTCAGCACGTCTTACTACGGAGCAATTATAGGTGACCAATGGGACGCATCTACCACTACTGGAATGTCGATAGGCCCCAGAGACGTACACTTCAACGGTAACAGTTGGAGCACGATTGGACAACAAGCCATCTATGTGAAACCCCAACAAACAGTTGAGGCTCCGTCAAGAAACATCATATCTTGTGGAAACTGGTATGCTGACTCGGTGGCAAACAATTTTCAAGGCATCAACTCACTTAACGAAGTTCCTGTCATACAATTTGATCAAGATGAGTGCAGTTCGGTTATGGATTTTTTCGAAAGAACCGATCAAAGAAATACAGATTTTAGCGATTCAACTGATCCTTCGAACACTCCACCAGAAGTTCAAGGTATAGGTTTATTGACCAAACCTGTTAGGAAACTTACATTATCCGACGCCACCGGTTCCGAAACCGACACGGGAATCTATTTGCCTGGATTCAATGACAAAGGAGTAAGGATCAGTTACAAAATAAACAGAGGCTCAACCTATAGAACAGGAATCCTCACCATCAGTTCAGCAGGCGAATACGCCTCGTACAATGACGACTACGAAGAGTCAAACGGAGATGCTGGAATCACACTTACTGCCAAAACATCGGACGGTGACTCGACTGCTGGTAATGACACCATCCGGGTGCAATACCAATCAACCAGCACCGGCTCAGACGCCACAATGGAATACCAAATAAAGGTGTTCGTGTAATACAGTTTTTGGTTGCATCAAAAAATTATCTACACACATTATTTTTTTCATAGACAACGATAAATTGTGACTTTATAATCTTAAAATACATTAAAGACAAAGAAATATTATGCTTAAAAACGTTTCCAAAGTTGAATTACAAAATCAGGTAAATATGCCTACAAAATCAAAGATAAAATCCGAGGATCAAAATAAAATTATGACCAGTACCAACGCTTCCACTATCAATATTAAAAAAAGAAATGGCGAACAAGAAATTCTAGACATCAACAAAATACATTTCGTAGTGGAAGAGGCATGTGAAGACCTCTCGGGTGTGTCGGCCTCGCAGATAGAAATAAACGCAAACTTACAATTCTACGATGGCATCACCAGTAAGGACATACAGAATGTTCTTGTGCGTTCTGCCAATGACTTGACATCTCTAGAAAGTCCAAATTATCAATACGCCGCGGCAAGATTACTTTTATATGATGTGAGAAAAGAAGCATATGGTCAATATGAATACATGCCATTGTTGAAACTGATATTGAGAAACATAAAATCTGGAGTGTACGACAGAGGCATTGTTGAAAAATACAACAAGACCGAAATTAAAAAAATGAACACGTGGATAAAAAGAGAACGTGATTTACAATTTGCCTACGCAGGACTTAGACAGGTTGTGGACAAATATCTTGTGCAGGACAGGAGTTCGGGTGCGGTCTATGAGACACCACAAGACATGTACATGATGATCGCCGCAACACTGTTCGCGGACTATCCAGCAAAGACGAGGATGCAATATGTTAAAAGATACTACGATTCGATATCAACTTTCAAAATTAATATCCCAACTCCGGTCATGGCCGGTGTTAGGACTCCTATTAGACAGTTTGCTTCATGCGTACTGGTGGACAGTGACGATACTCTTCCTAGTATTTTCTCTACTGACATGGCTATTGGTCTTTACGTGGCACGTCGTGCTGGTATTGGTATCAATGCTGGCAGAATACGTGGGATCAATGCTAAGATAAGAGGCGGTGAGGTACAGCACACAGGAGTGGTTCCATTCCTAAAGAAATTTGAAAGCACTGTGAGATGTTGCACCCAGAATGGTGTGAGGGGTGGTTCAGCAACTGTACACTTTCCTATCTGGCACCAAGAGATCGAAGACATACTTGTATTAAAGAATAACAAAGGCACAGAAGACAACAGGGTAAGAAAGTTGGACTACTCGATACAGACATCCAAACTGTTTTATGAAAGATTTATCAATGAAGAAGATATAACTCTTTTTTCACCTCACGATGTGCCAGGCCTGTATGATGCATTTGGAACTGATACGTTTGACGCACTTTACAAAAAATATGAAAAAGACACATCGATCAGGAAAAAAATTATTCCAGCACAGGATCTTTTCTTTGACCTATTGAAAGAAAGAGCAGAGACAGGCAGAATCTATATCATGAACATAGACCATACCAACTCACATTCATCATTTAAAGATAAAGTTTCAATGAGTAATCTATGTCAAGAGATCACTCTGCCAACAACACCCATACAGGACATACACGATGAGCAGGGAGAGATAGCACTGTGTATTCTTTCCGCTATCAACGTTGGAGCAATAAATCACAACGACGAACTTGAGAATCTATGTGACCTGGCAGTCAGGGCACTGGAACAGATCATAGACTACCAAGATTATCCGGTCAAGGCCGCGGAAGTTTCAACAAAGAGAAGAAGAAGCCTGGGTATCGGTTACATCGGGCTGGCACACTACCTGGCCAAGAACGGGGTCAAATATTCAGAACCAAAGTCTTGGGAATTAGTAGATAGGCTTTCCGAAGCATTCCAGTTCTATCTTTTAAAAGCATCAAACAAGTTAGCAGAAGAGCGTGGCGCCTGTGAGGGATTTGAGAGAACCAAATACGCTGACGGCCTGCTACCAATAGATCATTACAAAAAAGACATAGACAGCATAGTGCCACACAAACAGAGAATGGCATGGGAGAGTCTGAGAAAAGACATTGCCAAGCATGGATTGAGACACAGCACATTATCGGCGCAGATGCCATCGGAATCAAGTTCAGTGGTTTCGAATGAAACAAACGGCATTGAACCACCAAGGGCACTATTATCAATCAAAAAATCCAAAAAAGGTCCACTCAAACAGATTGTTCCTGGGTTCCCCAAACTGAAAAATCAATACGAACTGTTGTGGGACATGCCAAGCAATGATGGTTACATCAAGATCGTCGCCATGATGCAGAAGTATTTTGATCAAGCAATATCAGGTAACTGGAGTTACAATCCAACTCAGTTCGAGAACAACGAAGTTCCTCTAAGTGTGATGGCCACGGATTTGTTGAACAGTTATAAATATGGATGGAAAACGTCTTACTACCAAAACACATACGATTTCAAAGGGGAGGAAGAGGACGTACAACCAGCAGGCATAGAAACTACAGAAAGCCAACAGGGCGAAGATGTTGAGTTGACTCAAGTTAATGGTCATGCCAAAGTAAACGGAAATGCTGAGCAATCTGAAATCATTATTGAGGACGATTGTGATGCTTGTAAAATTTAATCGAAAGTAAATGCAGAATGAAAACAGTTTTTAATCGAGAAAATATTGACTTCACCAAAGAGCCAATGTTCTTTGGAGCCGATCAAAATTTACAGAGATATGATGTGTTCAAGTATCCACAGTTTGACAAGTTGAATCAGACCATGTTGGGCTACTTCTGGAGACCAGAAGAAGTTAGTTTACAAAAAGACAGAGCAGACTATCAATCATTCCGTCCAGAACAGAAACATATTTTTACTTCAAATTTAAAATATCAAACGTTGTTAGATTCTGTACAAGGTAGAGGACCTTGTTTGAGTTTCTTGCCTTATTGTAGCAATCCAGAGTTAGAAGGCTGTATAGTTACTTGGGATTTCTTTGAAACCATACACTCTAGAGCATACACGCATATCATGAAGAACGTGTACGCTGATCCTTCAGAAGTTTTCGATACAATATTAGATGATAAAGAAATTTTAAAACGTGCGGTATCGGTAACGGAAAACTATGACAAGTTCTCAGAACTTGCACAGGACTATGTGATCAAGGGCAAAGGTGATATGGCAGAAGTCAAGAAACAGTTGTATCTAGCAATGGTCAACGTAAATCTGTTGGAAGGATTGAGATTTTATGTGTCATTCGCCTGCACATTCGCATTTGGAGAACTGAAACTGATGGAAGGTTCAGCAAAGATCCTATCATTGATTGCCAGAGACGAGGCCACACACTTGAATCTCTCAACACACGTGATCAAGGCATGGCAAAAAGGCGACGACAAAGAAATGGCAAAAGTCATGAAGGGTCTTGACAAGACCGTGATAGAGATGTTCAAGGACTGTGTGGAGGAAGAGAAGGCATGGGCGAGACACTTATTCAAGGACGGTTCTATAATTGGATTGAACGAAAAACTGTTGGGCAAATATGTTGAACACATAGCCAACAAGAGGTTGAAAGCATTGGGCTATGATCCTATATTCGAGACACCGATAACCCAAAATCCTCTGCCATGGACACAGCACTGGTTAAGTTCCAAAGGCATGCAGGTTGCACCACAGGAAACCGAAGTAGAAAGTTACATAGTGGGTGGTATCAAACAAGACGTACAAAAAAACCGTTTCAAAAAGTTTTCATTATAATGCCCATTTTTCCAAGAGACAGACGAGAGCAAAACGAAAACGAGGGCGATGAGATGACTAAGAGAGAAATAGAAAGACTCATGCGCAAGATACAGTTGCATCTAAAAAAAACTGCCAGAGAATCCAGCAAGAAATTTTTATCTCAATTTGGCTTATAGAGTCGGTTAATCTCCGCCAATAAATACTCCTACAATGCCAGCAGTATCAAGACATCTAGTGGACAAAGCCAGGACAGGACACCCATGCACCAGCCGTATCGGTGTGATAGCATCACAGTTCTCTGTGTTCGCCAACGGTTCACCCATACTTAGGCCCGGTGACGCACTGATACCACACACCATACTGGTGCCATGTTTTGATGGACTCTGTTGCAAGATGCATCCGGCATTCGTGACCAT